AACGTGCTGAAAAGGGCGAGGCTAAATACGGCACTACAATGGATAGGGATGACCTATCTCTAAAGGAATGGTTACAACACCTAAAAGAAGAATTGATGGATGGCGTAATTTACACACAGAAGATAATTAGTGAGTTAGAGGTTTTAGAAAATCTTGAGATTGCCACACAAATAATAGACGCTGTAGACGCTTTAGACACGCAATCGAACACCTTATATATAGAAGAAGAGTAGGGATATTATGAGAAAAGTACAGTTAAAACGCATGGTCGCTAAGGCACTTATCGGCCAAGAACAGGGCTTAACAGCACAGGAGATTTACGGTAAATTAAACTACCAAGCACTATCTAAGATTAAGAACCCTAAGCATATATCTAACATACTAAAGAGTATGAAAGGTGTAGGTAAATACAATACAGGCGTAGGTGTTAAACTAAATGGTGATAGATACAAAGTAAATCTATACAAGATTGAGGACATGGATGAAGTAATGAAATTGGGGGGGCTTAAGTGAAGAAGTTAGAACCACAATGGCCGTATGTAGATTATGAATACCGAGAAGCAGATGAGAATGCAGTAGATATAGATTTAGTAATAAGAACATTACGAGGATATAACCCAACAAGTAGTAATATTGCTAAACAAATAGAAGAGTTTGGTATCTATGTACCCGAATATGAGAATCGCATACAGCGATATAGAAATACAATAGAAATGGCTTATGAGTTTATGTTTATAGGTCAATTCAAAGCGAAAACCCCGCAGAAAACAATCAAGAGATTTAAGAATGCTATTGATAGGGTAAAAGAAACAGTAAGGAGAAATAAAAATGAGCGAGAATAGAAGATGGATAAACTTTGGGAGATACAGCAGCCCACCGATAGGTAGATAAACTTTGGGAGATACAGCAGCCCACCGATAGGTAAAGGTAAGATATTAGATTGTGTCGTGATGGAAAAAAGAACAGACAACCCACTATCGACACAAGGGGGGTTGTATATCAAAATGACACTAAATGGTGTTTTGTTTGAAGGCATATTAGATTCTCCCGTAAAACTAAGTGAGGATGAGGAAGAATGAGTGTTGGAAGAGGCCAAGAATATCTTGACGAAAACTTTTGCCCGCATGAGTTTGTGGATATACTAGACTTTGAAATTGTCAATGCAGGTGAAGATGCACTTATCACTATAGTTGTGATAAGTGTGGTGCAACCCAACAGCATACTTTAGATTTAGAAGAGATAATATTTAATTTACAAATGGAGTGGCAAGAATGATTACACATACTTTTAAGTTAAAAGATTTAACCGTATATCATGCTTCACCCGTAAGGAGAAACGATGAGGGTAAAACTGTTATACAACAATGTGATGTAGTATTGCAGAATAAGAGTAATGATTTCCGTATTATTAGGAGAGAAGTATTGAAGCAGTTATTAGACTATTGTTATGAATCATGCCGCCAAGAACCTTTGAGTAAATCCGAGTTTAATTTCATGTATAGAAATTGTATAGAACACAGACCATCTACGAAGCAGATGAGTATGCAGTATTTTTCGCTTAAAGCAATAATATGTGATGCTATTTATGATGCAGACGATGTAGAAATTACATTTGTTGTTGGTGATAATAATTCAGTATTAGAGATACCGCAAAAGAAACCACTACAATTAGATGATATGTTTTTCCTTGCTTGTCGTGATAATTTATCTAGTGTTGTAAACTTGAGAACGAGAGAAAGCATGGAAACAGCGACAGAACCAAAAATACTCTTAATGGACGCTAAAGCCACTAAAGAAATGAGAAATCTTAAGAAGGGTAGAGTGCTTGCTAGTGTTTTTACCGTAAGATTAGTCTGTCAAACATATTACACCAAGGATAAAGATATTAGATTAGAGATAACACAATTACCAAGACACTATACCGTAGCGGTGAGAATTAAGTGTGGTAGTGGGTATGTACAACCTGTACCCGAACACACCAATGACGGGCTTGTATGTATGGAAAACAACGATGTTTTACATGGTGTCTTGAAACAGATTTTAGAAAACCTAGATGATGAAATAAGTTTGGGTAATTTATCAAAATTAGAAGGTAAAAAGGCATGGGATAAATACAGCCCTAACCTTTGGTTTTCCGATAAAAATAAGTTAGAACGTGAAAATTATTTATTCTTTTTATGATTCTAAATTACGCAAAAAGAATAACAGGCTTGCAGTACTGCGGTTTTGTTAATTCTTTAATTAATTCAATAGTATGTTTGGTAAGCCCACTACTATTATTCTCATCTATACTATAGAAGAAATAAAATTAATTAGAAAATAGAGAGCAGTACAGCGTTTTATTCTTTTTGCGAAAAGCAGAAATAAAAAAAAGAATTAAAAAGTTTATAATCGAAAGAAAAGGAGAGAAGAAATATGGGTAGAGCGACAGGTGTAATGCTTCAAGATGAAGTATATCAAATACTAAAGGATAAACCGAATGGGATGACAGCGTATGAGATAAACAAAATATTGAATGACAAAGAACGACTTAGAAGGAAGAACGCGGAAAGATATGAAAACAGAAATAATAACGGTAATAAATATCATCCTATTAGAGTAAAGGGAAATGGTAGCGGTAATACGACAATAGAATTATCCGCAAAACTAAGTAGGAGTATATTATTTGACAGTAGGATGGAATCAAGAAGGAATACTAAAGGACAATTAACACCTACTAATATTTACACAGCAAGAGATTTAGAAGTAGCGTATGATAAAATGATTAAAAGTAAAAAGAAGGCAACCAAGTTTCCTAAAGTATTACAAAATTACGCTAAAAGTAAGGAGATGACACAATGAAGGCTAACATAGTAGAAACTTATGGAGATACAGATATTGTATGGAATAAGATATATGGTGAACACACATCGAAAACACCTACGACTCTTATAGTGTTTAATCAAAATGAAAAGGGTTATGCTAGTTTTATTACAGGCATGGGTTTGATAGGTGATGAGAAACCTGTTGCTAGAATCTTTAGTAGGTTGCATCAAGTAGAGCCTTTCAACAATTATCCCGAACCTGTATTTCCCGAATGGAGATTGTTTGAAAAGAAAAATATGGACGGTGATAGATTCTTTATTCTTAGGATTACACATACATTCCCTGTACACAACGATGATGAATCTTCTATATCGTGGTTATACACATACCCAATCATTAGAGATATAGTCTTAGCACTAAATAATAAAGGTGTTGATTCTCTATGTTATCTTACGGTAAATCTAATGCAAGAGTTTTCTACTACTACTCACGGTATGATACATGAGAATCAAATAGGAATCTTTGACTACATGAACCACGAAGAAGATATTCAGTTAATTCAGCGTAGACATGAAGATTCAATTAGACTACAACATCTTAAACCACTAAAAGAAGATATAGTGATGCCGTTGCCTGTTTGGGCTTTCGGTGCGGTGTTCAAAAACTTTTGTAGAAATACTATTAGGGAAAATATAACTGTAATAGGTGGTAGGGATAGAAACACATTTGTGAATACTGAAACACAAGAAACGCTATCATGGTTTGTTCAAGATAAGTATAAATTGACCGTAGACCATGAGAAGGAAAAGTATTTAACCGTTCTATTGTCTGACTTAGAACACCTTACCAAGCCGCTAAGTCTTGATAGGGCTATGGTAGAGTTTGGGGGTGATGAGTTTGGAGAGTGATTTTAACGTATTTCAAAAGACTCAAGAGTTTGCTGATAGAAACTTCTTCATTGATGTAGCGGATAAGATACCTATATTTCTATGTAGTATCGGTGGACATTTGTTTAACAGTATGAATAAGTGTAGCCGATGCGACTTCGACCCCGATAGCCCACTATATACAACAGGCGACTTCGTTATAGAGCATTGTCCACTACGGCATAACAATATGCCGTTCTATACTCCTATGTCTCAATTACCCGACACAAGGATTCACCTAATGCTTAGAGGTGCTAAAGGTTCGGGTAAAAGTATTCTTATCTTGATGTTCCTAGCAGAAAATACAGGTCTTGTTCATAGCAACAATGCAGATATGGGGCATGGCTACCGTACAATGATGGGTGCTAATTCTGTTACAGAAGCGGGTATGTTTGGCTCGGTAGATGAGGATGGTAATATAGCGGGGCGACCTATCGCTAGGGAATTATGTGGTGGATTCTTAGGCTTTGAAGAGTTTTCCTCTATGTCTGATGCATCTAAAAAAGACCACAGCCTAGACATGAAAAATCAATTACTTACATCACTAGATAACGGTAGAGTAAACAAAGCCATGAGAAATGGATGGGTAAATTACACTACACGATATACTATATGGGCGGGTACACAACCCGCTAGGTTTGAGTTAGAGTCCGGTCTTGATAGAAGATTCTTTATTATTGATATTGAGATGACACCGGAGAAGGAACAGGCTTACAAGAGAGCGCAACACGCACAGGCGAATATGCAGATAGAAGAAAGGGCTTCGCTCGCTAATCTTAATATTGAAATCAAGGATTGGATTAGAAGAAGGCAGGTAGAGGCAACGAGAAATCCACCAACAGGTGTTCTATTCGATGATGATGTGGCCGAATGGATTAACAGACCGGATGTACGTTCTTTTGAGGCAGATTTATTTCGTAGATTGTGTATAGGTTATCACATGATGCAACCTAATTATGTTGGTGGACAACCACTAATAATTACTCTTGACGATACTCTTAAGGGAATACTAAATCAATCACTAGAGATGAGAAGAAGAGTAATGGATGCAGACCTTGAGTTAATCAAGAGTACGTTTTGGATGAAGGATATATCTAAATCAGTATTACTGAAAGAGGTTTCCAAGATGGTTACTGCGGGTGATTATCAGTCGGCTAAGAGATGGGTTACTGAAAACCTAGAAGGTCAATCATGGTATGGTGAATATGCACCTAACGTCAAAAGGCGTGGTAGAAAGGGTGTTACTTGTCGTATTGGTACACAACGTCTTGAATCAGACGAAGAAGAACAAAAGTGGGGTATATAGATGCGTAGTGCTAGAGAAATACAACAAAGATTACATGGAGAAAATGATGCCTTTGCTATCGAGGTTCTTAGGTGGGTCTTAGATGGTGGTTGTCCTATGTGCGACCATAAATCCAAGAAAGATTATGAATTAGGTATAATGAATGAAGAGTTTAGTGCTACATTTTTAGAAGTAAGGCACAATTGGAATGAAGGTACTGTTATGAATCACATGGATAATCACATTGAGTTTGATGCTTTACAGGCGAAGAACATGGAAGAGGATAGACAACAAACTATCTCCACATTAGATGCGGCAGAAGATATTGTAATTAGGATTCAGAATTATTTGAATGAATTAGAAGCACAGAAAGAAGCACAAGGTGGTATATCTTCCGAGTTTGTTACTGATGCGGCAAAACTAATTGGACAGGCTAATTCTTCTTTGAAATTAGTAGGTCAATTGAAGAAAGAGATAGGAGTAGATTCGCAGTTGATGTTGGCTCAAGCACAGGTCAATGATATGTCGAGAATATTGATAGAGGTATTAGGTTCTCACCCACAATTGCTAGACCAAGTAGAATTGAAAATGGCTTTGTTGAAAGAACCTTCGGTGATTATAGATGGGTAAAAAATGGCGGTCTGATTCTGTTAAGACTCTTATAAATAGGTCTATCTATGAAAAGGATATGCCTAAATTAATTGCTGCTATGAAAGAAGATAATCTTACGGCAAATATAACTCACAACGGCATAGAATGGTATCATGCAGATTATAGGGTAACTAAAACTTCTATAATGGAAGTGTGGGGATTGACAGCAGGGCAGATGGAAAGGGTACAGAATTATGTTTACGGACATGACCCATTCTAACTTTATATAGTTGGTTTTGGAAAAAATTGCGGAAAAAAATTGTGGTGAGCCTATGGGTATAGTGATATTTACAGATGATGATAGTAAGTTTATGGAATCTAAATACATTATGATGATAGGAGAAATTGATACACCACCTACTGATAAAGATACTACATATATTCTACGCAGTAATAAGTTTAAGGAAAAGGATGTGTTAGAGTGGTTGCCTATGATAACGAACCGACTTGTAGTTTGTTGTGATAAACCACCTAACATAACTAAGAAAAGTGAGGATTATGTTATTATATCCGACTCTCTTAAGATTAAGGGTAAAAGTAATCACTACTCTCCTATAAATGCTTTGCTGACATGGAAGGACAGAAGAAGAGTCAATGCGGTATTCAATAAAACTCCTTTACCTTTGGTTAAGGCATTCTTGAAAGAAAATGACATAGACATTACAGTATGGCGTAAATTAGCCAAAACTGCTATGTTTTTACCGGAAAAGTATGTAAGGGCTATAATGGTTTATGGTATAGAACCTGCTCATAAAAAAACTAAGTTTCCTAAGAAGAAAAAACAGGAATATAGACATGAACAATCCCGTTCAAGTGATAAGCATATAGAGGTCATAGTGAAAAACTCTATAACCGTAAGTAATCGTATTAAGGAACAAGGCGGAAGCGTACCTAAAGGTATGAAGAAGTCTAAGGGTTTGATACAAGAATGGTTATGAGTTTTATTTTAATGTGTTTAGCGGGGGAAATGATAGGTAAGGTTTTAACAGAACCGTATGTTAAACTTGCTATAAAGGAAAAATTGACAGAAACGGATGTAAAATATTCCCCTTCACCTAGTAGTGAAGCAGAGGGTGTTTCTTATGGTGATTCTTATATGATGTCGGCTATGTATCAAGATATGGGGAATGATTTATAAGCACTATGAGGCTTACATTTATACATGAGTGCTAATAACAAAAGGGTCAGACGTATTATCGTGGACATTTTGTGGGAGTATGGTGCTATGACGAAAGAGGGGATGGCTGCTATGTTAAGTAAAACCAAAAACATTAGAACCGTACCTTCGCCACACAGTCTTTCGGCTTTGTTAAGTAAGAATCCACAGATTGTACAAGTAGGTTCTACTAAAGTAGAAAATGCGATAGGTACATCAGCAAATCATTTAGTATATGATATTAACAGAAAAATAATACATACAAAGGAAGATATTATGCTTACAAGAAGTCCGACAGTTATGACTCCGGCACAGATGCAGGAAGCACAACAATGTTCTTGTGGTAAGATAAGAATATTTCCCCCAAATGAAACTCAATGTTTGCATTGTGTTAGGAAAGTATAATAATAAAACACTAGAGGTATGACTATGCAGGGAATAGAAATGGATGACTTATCCACTATCATAGCAAGTGTCTTTAATGTTGAGAAACCGATAGATTTAGGGGAAATATTAACTACTCAAAATATGAATGAGGCTCAATACATGAGGTTTGTTCTTTGTCTCGCTACCGATGTAGATTACGAGTTAGGAGATGACGAAGTAATAGATGATATGATTACTACTCTTCCCGAAAAAGTAAGTACGGAATATCTAAAGGGTATTATGGTAGGATTACTTTTGTCCCTAGAAGCAGAAGCGAGAACAGGCGGCCAATTAGGTTTCAGACCTGCACACGCAGAAATTATGAGTTTATTCCAATCAGCAGAAGCATTGATTTACGAGAGACAGGTGTAAATATGACGCTTAAGACACACAACATAAAGTATATAACCGTAGAAAAATGAGGTATTAATATGGGAGAAACAGACGACTGCGACCCTAGACACCATGAGTTTGACTTTGTTAGAATCAAGGGTGATAGTAGGGGAGACAGGATGTTAGTATATTGTACTTGTAGAATATGTGGTATGCAGACAGCATTACACGGTACTATTGGTCTTTATTAAATCTCAAGTTGGCGAGGCTAGATAAACAGGTGCTAGTCCAAAACCATAACCGATATGCACAGATAGTAGTAGAGCATTTGATTAAGAGTCATGACGCAGAACCATTCTGATAATTAAAATAGAGCATTAACAAGTTGGATAAGCCAATAAAAAACTAAGGAGAAAATACTATGACAATATGGGCTACTGAATACAGACCTACGCTTAGTGAGATAGTAGGTCAAAACGAAGTTATTAATGAGATAACTTCTTTACAGCACTTTATCTTTTATAGTCCACAAGCAGGTACAGGTAAAACTAGCCTTGCTTTGGCTATGGCTAAGGATTTGGGTTGGCCTATTCATGTATTCAATGCTAGTAGTAAAAAGACTAGGGGTATTGACTTCGTAGAAGAAGAGTTATTACCCATGTCTAGGACAGGCAACAGAAACCAATTTTTTCTTCTCGATGAAGCAGACCAATTAACACCTGCCGCACAATCGGCATTAAAGGGTGTTATAGAAAACTCACAGGGTTATTTTATCCTTACTTGTAATGATTTGAGTAAGGTTAGTAAGTGGCTACAATCTAGGTGTAGAGTTTTGAGGTTCAATCCAATTTCTAAGGAACACATAGTAAAGAGACTATCTATGATAGCAGGTAAAACAGGTACGGTTATTACAGAAGGTCAATTAAATCTGATTGCTGATGCACATGAAGGAGACTTAAGGAATAGTATCAATGCTCTACAGGCATTTTCTGTTCACCCCGAACCGGAAGGGTTCATCAACGGTCTTGTTTCACAAGGTCTTGACGCTAAACATTTTCTCACGTTATGTTTCCGTGAGAATGATTATAATTTAGCCTTAAAAGAAACATACGGAATACCACCTAGAGAAGTGGTAAAAACAGTATTCGACTACGCTAGAAATACAAACAGAGGAAACCAATATGGATGACACGATGATTAATAACGTAGCAAAAACAGTAAATGTGGCCGCAGACACCCTGCGTAGTAAGGCTGAATCAGTCTTAGCAGAACAGGGCGCGGCTTGGAAAAACGCAGGTAAGTCTGATGACGACTGCGGTATTCTTGCACTAAGAGTAGCAGCAAGAATGATTAGTACGGAAAATGCGAGACTATCTCGTTCCGGTGCAACAAAGTATGAAGGTATGTTTATTTCAGTACCACGCCCTAAAGAATGGGGTAAAATACTATACAATAAAATGTCCGGTCAATTAAGAGCCGCTACAGAAGATGTACGAAACGTATTGGTTGAATCCGGTGCTGTTGTTCTCTTTGAGAATAACCATGATGGTACTTATACAAGACACGCTAGAGAAGATTTCTACGGTGTAGAGACTGCTGACGTATCTGAATTACCACGACATACACAGAAACTAGATGAGAATACACACTTCTTCGTAGTATGGGATAAGAACAACAAGACTTTCCCATCCGGTGATGCTAACTTTAAGTATGGCCGACCTAGACCACAAGACGAAAGAGAAAGGACTATGTTGTTCTTAGGTCGTAAACAAGGTACTACTGATGAAGTAAAGACACTTACTGTTAAGGCAACACAAAAAGGTGCAGATGTGCAATACCCTACCTTTACAACGGGTACTATCGCACTAAGACCTGCTGCTAACGGCACTACTGCTTACGCTAAAGACGGAGTTTCAGTCTTTGAATCAGATGCAGCAGTAGCAGGTATCTTTTCAGCAGACCCATTGACACTTGTACCACAGATTATCGGTCAAGAGAATATGATTTCCGGTTTAGACAAACTAGGACAATACTACGATACACATAACGGTAACGATGGATGGTGGGATAGAACCCTCGCTACTGTTGCAGAAGTTATACACATAGACCCTAGAGATAATGGCGGATATGTTTTAGTATGTGCTGATTTAGATATTGCTTCTACGGCAGCCACCGTAGATGTTTACATTCCAAGTGAACAAGATTCACTTGTGGACTTCGCTGTTGGTACTAAGGTACTACTTCACGGACAGGCATGGCGAACAAAAGAAGGAGAAGATAGAATGTCTATCTCCGGTTGGTATGCCTTTGACAAAATAGCAGTCATGGATGAAGTAGTTTCTACTAACGATGGGTGGGATGAGTGAAGGCTTTAGGTCATTACGTCTTTCTCCATAACACCATACAGGAAACTGTCGGTGGACTCATTCTTGAAGGCCATCTACAAGTCCTATCCGTAGGCGGTTTAGTCCCTCTCATAATAGAAGAGGGCTATTCCGTCATGGTGGATGAGACAAAGGTTATTCCTTTTGACAACGAAGTTAGTGCTATACATTGGGAACATATACTAGGATATTATTGAGGTATAAATATGGAAAATATATTACATGGAGAAGAAGCAAGAGACAAATTACTCTTAGGGGTAAACAAAGTCGCTAATGCAATCAAAGGTACATTGGGTGCAAATGCAGGTACAGTAATAATACAGAACCCTGCGGGACTACCCTTAATTCTTAATGATGGTGTATCTATCACTAAGTCTATTACCGACCCCGACCCTTATATTCAGATGGGGATTAATCTCATGCAAGAAGTGGCTCACGAAGCACAAAGTAAATCGGGAGATGGTACTACTACTGCTACTATCTTAGCACAGGCATTGTGTAATACAATGGCTGATGATGATACAGATAATATTAAGATAAAAGAAACTCTTAATACTATGTGTAAGTATATAGTAAGTGAATTAAAAGACATGGCTACTGACGTTAATGACGATGACTTACTAGATGTATGTATTGTCGCATCTAATAATGATGTAGAATTAGGTAGGTTAATACACCAAGCACTTTTGGCTGTAGGCGAAGAAGGTAATGTGATAATAGAAACCAATTCCGATAACACTACTACATGGTCTTTGACCGAAGGACTTGTTATGGATAGTGGGTATGTAAACAAACTAATGGCTAATGCAGATAGAGAGAAGTGTATTTATGACAATGCCTCTATACTTTTAACGCAAGAGAAAATAGATACTTTCAATCATATAGTACCTGCACTAGAATTATCTATGAAAGCAGGTAAACCTTTAGTGGTAGTTTGCCATGATTATAACCCAAGCATACTACCTAACTGTATAGTTAAGACGGCAGGTTTCGGTGATACTCAAGACCATTGGCTTCAAGATATAGAAGCGAAATGTGGTGGTAAAGTATTCAATTCATTTGACAGTATTATTACGGTAAAAGAACATGAGTTAGGTGTGTGTGATAAAGTAGAGATAACTTCTACTACATCTACATTCATTAAGGATGGGGTAGATGAGGATTACATAGATAATCTTACCTCAATACTAACTCAAGTAAAAACAGATTTTGAGCGAGAGATAGTAGAGAATAGGATTGCTAGACTTACTTCCGGTATTGCATCTATCAAGGTAGGTGGGATTACTGACATAGAACAAAGAGAACGTAGGGAACGTGTAGACGATGCCGTCAATGCCGCTACTCTTGCTAGAAAGCAGGGTATAGTAAGTGGTGGTGGTGTAGCACTTAAGGACATTTGGTGGAAAACTCAAGAGACTGTTGATAAGATGGATGGTATAATATACTTTGATGCAATCCTAGCACCTATCAAACAGATTTTATCTAATAGCGGTCAGCCTACTTCAAATCTTGCTTACGCTAAATCAAAAGGAGAAGGTTATGACGCAGTTTCAAGAAAATACTGCAACTTGAGATTTCATGGTATTATTGACCCTGTTGGTGTAAGTATCAACGCTGTTGAATCCGCTTTTTCTATCGCTATACTACTACTTACTACTGATTGTGCTATAATTGCACCACAGGAGTAAACTATATAACCGTAAGAAAATGAGGTATTAATATGACATGGGGTACACAAGCACCACAAGCAAGTAAGACGACAGAAGCACCACAAGGAGTGGTGTATAACGAAGAATACTACCGTAATATCTTTAAGAATAACAAATCACAATCTGTTGATTTGCGTATGGGATTGGTAGGTTGGGAAAACACCGCTAAGACAGGACTAGCACTATCTATGATGGATGCAGAAATCAAAGCAGGTAAAAAGGTAGCAGTATTTGATGTAGATAATTCAGCAAAATCTACCGTAGATTATATCTATCCCGATGCAGAAAACATTATGGTAATACCATTACATGATGAAACAGATGATTCTATCTTTGATACAGATAACAACGTAGATTACAAAGCCTTGGTTGATAAGACTAATTGGTTTGTTAATATCCTAGCAGAAGAGGTAGCAGCCAACCCCGATGATTGGGCGGGCGTAGTATTCGATGGTGGTTCAACATTCCTAAAATGGTGTGAACACGCTATGAGAGCATCACTACTAAGTCGTGGTATCATTGAAACAGAAGATGGTACTTTTAACCAAAAAGAATGGCGAGAACGTAATCGTATGAACAGAAATGTTCTAACTAGGATTCATGCTTTGCCTGTACCTAAAGTATTCTTTACCTTCCACCTAAAACCTGTACAGCAGTATATGGATGACGGCACAGGTAAGAAAGTACTAATGACAGTCGGTGATAGACCCGATTGGGACAAAGGTACTATGCGTAAGTTTTCGCAACAGATTTTCCTAAATAGATACATGAAAAAAGCAGACGTAGCCGCAGGTGTTAAGGGTGATAAAACCTTAGCCGATGGTGAGTGGGCTATCAAAGGTACTATTGAGGAAATGAAAGGTAAGAACATGGAGTATGTAGGTACAACACATACTATTTTGACGGTGAAAAGTGGGAAGGTAGAGTGGACAGGGCTACCTTTCTTAAATGAGTGAGGTGATAATATGCAATCTATCGTAGATACACAATCGTTGATATGGTTGCTAAAGTGTACACAACGTAGACAAACCATTTCCGGTAAAAATATACCACAAGTTTCGGCTTGTATGTTGAATGCCGTAGGTGGTAGAATGTCTACTTGTTCTCTCACTAAAGATGGTGTATCATCTGTAGGTATCTTCTCGATACCATCTACAGGAGAAGCCAAAATACCTGTTAGCGACATAGAGACTATGTTGGGAATACTAAAGTATCACGGAAATGCTTTGACTTTAACTTATGATAATGATAAGTTAAAACTAAAGTCTAGGTATAAGCAAACAACGCTTACTGCTTCCGAGAATGCTTTGGCTTTCCCACATAGTCCTACCACATTAAATGAGTGGTCTAATACATCAATAACATTTGCCGGAAAACTAAATGTAGGTAATGAAATAGGATATACTATGAATGATGGTACTATCTTACAACCTGCTTGTTCTTGGGAATCGGTAGATGCAGTACGTTTATTTGAAGCAGTTAGATGTGATGAAATGAACGGACAAAAATTAAACACATTCACTTTTAAGGGAGATGAAAACGGACTTAGTGTTGTCGTTGGTAAGGAATTAAAGGGTAGAACAGAATATGAGTTAGATAGGAGAAGTACTCAATGGCCTTTTATGGCTACCTATCAAGGTGGATTCAATAATCTATTTGCTAACATTAACGGTAAAATAAACTTATACTTTTTTGATTTCACACAATGGGAACAAGGTGTTAAATTGCTTATAACTTTAGGTGATGGCGACTTTATTTTCCAATCAGCACTACTAGGAGATGAATATATATGATAATAAATACAGAAGTAATAGCGACACCAACAGACACTAGCGTAGATAACCCTACTTTCTATACGATAAGGGATTTTATAGTACCTACTCCCTCTAATGGTGGACTAGCAACATTTACATTTACGGGTAAACACGGTGAAAACTTTGTTGCATCGGTAAAAGTTAGACAGGAGTTAGACCCACTCTACAGGGATGAAATATGGCTAAACAAACAATATGTAGAGATGGAAAGAAGTATGGCTGATATAGCAGACCAATTTGGTATTACACCTGCGGCAATCAATCAATGGTTAAACAAATACGATATACCTACAAGAAGTAGAGGTAGAAGTAATGAGTAATTGCGAGCATTGTGGTAAGCCTTTAGTACCTATTGGTACATCCCGTAAAAATGGGAAGGTTACACACAATGATTGGGGTACTCGTAGATTACACAAGAAATGTTGGATGGAATTAAAAGATTATAACCGTAAGATTAGGTGGAATACTTATGATAGTAGAGCAAGGCAAAGGTAGAGAAGTCCTAGTGAGGTATAGAGATGCACAAGGAAATAGAAAAACCGAGTCAATCAAAGGCCACTATCCGTACTGTTTTATTGAGACTGATAATGCCCCTTATGTAGAAGATTGTGTAAGAAAAGAAGATGGTTATACAGGTCTTTATGGGGAAGATTTAACTAAGATTGTTGTTTCGCATAACTCGGAGTTGAGGAATCTATCTTATTACGGGACAACATGGGAAGCAAACGTACCTTATGTTAATCGTGTACTTATAGATAGGCTAAAAGAAAAGGATAACAAACCTTTTGAAAATTATAAACATAGGACTTGGTATCTTGATTGTGAATGGAGTCCTGCTACAAACCAAATGAGGGTGATAGTAGTTTATGATAATTTTACGGAAAATGAATATGTATGGTTTGTATGCCCTTCTATTAAAGAAGAAGGTTTGGCTGATGGCGAGCCTAAAAGGTTCGATACATACGGTGATTACGAATACCCTACCCCTGCACTCGGATTTGGTAGTGAAAGGGATATGCTTATTTCGTTGGGGCTGATATTAGAACGATAGTAGAAAGAAGTAGGGCTTGCGGTCTTAATCCCGCCACACTATCTCCTATGAGAAGAATTAGATATAAGTTTGGTGATTGGGAACAACCAATAGTAGGTAGAAACTGTATAGATTTAATGATAGCATTCTCTAAGATATGGGAATTGAAAAACGGTAAATTACCTTCTTACAAATTAGATGATGTTGCTAGTGAGGTTTTAGGGGAAAAGAAAGTAGAGTTGCCCGATGGACACGACACTTATTATTCAGATTTACCTTTGTATGTACACTATTGCAGACAAGACGTAAGATTGCTACCTAGACTTGACTCAAAAGTAAATGCTTTAGATTACTATACTGCTTTACAGCACGTTGTTCAATGTGATTTACGTTCCACACCGTTTATCACCAAGATGTTTACAAGTCTAGCATTGAAGGATGAGAAGTTTGATAAGAGAATACCTACACAACCACAGTTTCCCTATACACCTTATGACGGGGCTAGTGTCTTAGAACCCGAAGTAGGTGTGTATGAGAACGTAGGTATCTTAGATATAAAGGCTATGTATCACAGCAACGTACACAAGTATGGTATATCATGGGACACACTAGACCCCGAAGGTGAGGATTGTGGTAATGGTAGTAAGTTTAACGTAAAAGAAAAGGGGTTACTTTGTAGATTAATGGATGATATGACTTATCTACGGAACGAAAACAAACTTAAAATGCTTATGAGTGATACTGTAGAACAGAAAAACAAATGGGATATTATGCAATTTGCTTGTAAGTCTCTTGTAGCATCTATGTATGGTGTAGCGGGCGATTCTAAATATGGTTTTTATCATCCCGAAGTAGCATCTGCTATCACATATACATCAAGAAATACTCTTGAGGAATTAATGTATCACGCTGAAAACGTAGGCTTCAAAGTTTACTATGGACATACTGATTCTATATTCTGTAATATACCTAACCCCGAAGAGGGTATGAAGGCACTAAAGATATTTAATGAAGAAATGTCTCCAATAGAAACCGAGTTTGAGAAGTGGTGTCCTAGTATGTTGATTATGGCTAAGAATAGATATGCCGGAAAAGTAAGTTGGACTGATGGCTCTTATCACGACCCCAAAACTTATGTTAAGGGAATAGAATTAAAACAATCAAGGATGCCTAGTGTAATGAAATTGTGTATGAATACTGTTATTGACGGAATATTAGATGGTACAGACCAAAAACAAATTACACAAAGTATATCCTCTCTTGTTGATGATGTAGTTAAGGGAAAAGTAGACCCTGCCGACCTATGTATGAAAGGTAAACTAGAGAGAAACTTAGACGATTACAAGGTTTTGTCCGGCTCATCAGCAGGTGCGGCTTGGGCTAACGAATATCTAGGTAAAGGATATAGAAAAGGTTCATTCTTTAAAGTTACCATAAATGAAAAAGGTAAGTACATAGCATTCGATGACCCTTCGGAAATAGAAGGTGTTACAAAAATAGGTAATAAGATTCTCGCACAAAGATTTATCTTAAATAAAATAGAGCCTTATTACAATTTAGCACAATGGGATATTCAACCTATACATAACTCTTTAGAGGGTATGAGTGGGATGAAGTGGTTATAGATAACTATATAACCGAAAGAAAAGGAGTTAATAATATGTCTAACGCAAGCGATATAAGAGAGTTACAACAGAAACAAGAACAATTAACGAAAGGTGTAGTGAATGCCTTTGAACACGTTAGTTTTGACTATGCTAAATTACAAACAATGTTTTTTGCACTACTAGATGATTTAGGTAAAACAGATACTTTGTCCTGTTCAGAATGTAGTGAAGAAGTGATGAGGCCGTTATTGTCTAAATTACCTGTAGAAAATACCTGCCCTATGTGCGGTGGAGATTTGAGTATTGATGCTTCACAAACTACTGTTAATGATTGGGATAACGCTAAAGTAGAAGAAGAGTGATTACATGAAGGCTACACAAGAACAAATCAGTAATTCGTCTTACCGACCTACAGAAAAAAAGTGGTTAAGGATAAGTAAGTCATCTTATATGACATACAATATGTGTCCTAGACAGTTTTATTGGCGGTATATAGCAGATATACCTAGCCCGCCACCTAGTGAGGCCGCCATTCGTGGTGGTAAAATACACAAGGTAATGGAGATAGGTTTACTAGAAGGTTCGGATAAAATAATGAGTGCCGCCATAGAAGAAGGTGTGGGTGATGACGTAGGGGTAGATAGCCTTAATATGTTATTACATCAGATAGCACATGACATGGGCGGCTTCGACATAGTAGAAGCCGAAATTAAACACCAAGTAGCAGAAGAATACAACGGCTACAATATTATTTGGGTTGGTATGATTGACGGTGTTATTAGACATCCCGATGGTGGTTTGATTCTCATGGAATTGAAAACAGGTAAAATGAATATGGGTAAACTAGGTAGGACTAGAAAGGAATTAGTCTACTATTCTAGGCTTTTAAGTAAACTAGGGTACGATGAACCCATAACACATTTTATGTATATCTCTCCCGATTATGAAATACCCGAAGATGGTAATGATAAATTATTGTTAGAAGGAAACAAGAGAGGTAAAAGTTTGTGGTTGGGTGCGGAACGTGGAATTGCTATTCTTGAGAAGATAAACAAGCGAAGTATAAATGCTTTCTCGGAATCATTAAGTAGCACTATCGAGTCGCTAGTAATCCAACAGTACCCTATGAATTGGAATGACTATTTTTGCCCTTTATGGTGCGAGTTTAACATGAATTGTGAGTCCGAGATGACAGGGTATGTTGATAACGGATTAGGTGAATGGAATGAGTAGAATTAATGTATGTGCGGCTTGCGGGACTAGCGAATCTTGGGTAGACCAAGATATTATGTGGAGAGTAATGGGTGAAGAGGGTGCAGACCCCGAAGAGATTACCGTAATTACTTGTAAATGTGGTAACAAACAAAAGAAAGAAGAGTGATTTTATGCTTAGTTTTCCTAGAGAGATTGGTCTTAGGCGTAAGATTTGTAAATCTCAAGAGGAATATGATATTTACGTTAAAAGTATTAATGG